ATCTAAAATACCATTTGATTCACCAGATGCTGCACTTTGAGCTTTAGTCGGCTCAATATATGCTTTTGAAATGTTTCCGTATTTAGCAGGCATACTTAATGCTCTTACTAAGTAATCATCTTGTGTTACATTTCGTAATTGAGTAGCAAAATTTGAAGAAGCATTTTGTCTAATTTCTTCAATTGTATCTCCATCTCCCCCTCCACTTGCTGCTTCTGGATTTGTTATTGCTAGTGAAGCAAATATATTATTTGCTGTAGTTGAATTTAGATTTGAATTCAAAAACTTAACATTTCCATTTAACTTGGTTAAAGTATTTGAAGATACATTTGCTGTTACTCCCCCACCCGTTAAATATCTAACTGTTAAAGTTGTATTTGAAGGTGCAATACCATAAGTATCGGTAAATAAGAAATTTGAAGGAGCGTATGCCGTAGTAAGTTTGGATTGTTCAAATGGTAAACCAATACCTACATTATCCGGATTTGGAATTATATTTTCATCAACATCGGCTGTTGTTCCTGCTCCAAACTGAATTTGTAATGTGGATGAATTTCTAAAACGAGTAGCAAATCTACGTTGTACTTTTTTTAATTTTAAAAGATATGGAGTATCTCCACTATATTGAGATAAATTAGGATCATTAACATTTGTATTCTTAATAGAATCATAAACCATTTCTTGACCTAAATAATCTACTTCATACCAAACATTTCCTTCACTATCAACAATATCCAAAATACCTACCATGTTTGAAGCATTTATTTCAACTGTTGAAAATTTAACAGGAGAACCAAATGAAAATGTGGTAGTATTTATAGTTGAGGAAATTGATCTACGTGTTTTTTTTAATAAAAAATATACTGGATTTCCACTTGCTACTTCATAAACTGTAACTTCGGTAGGATCTCCTGAACTTGATACTGAGAAATCTACAGGATCTGAAAGTAAAAAAGATATACCATTTGATGTAGTAGCGGTAGAGTTTCCGTTAACAAATAGTGCATAATCAAAATCAGGAATATATATTGAACTTGAGAGTTGAGAAGGTATTTTTTGATAAAAATCTATATTTGTAGTTGCTACTCCGGTTACATTTGGTTTATATCCAAACATATATGCTAACTCAAATAAATTATTCGATTGGCGAGCAAATTGTAAGTAATTTTCTTGAACCTGATTATCTAGATAAAAAGATAAAACATCGCCCACATATGCCGCCATTTCCATAAACATCATTCCTGGGGAGGCCGGGCTAAAGTCGTTATATGTAGTTGGGAAATAAGTTTTAGCATAGTCGATCAGACTTGCTCTATACTCATTAAAGTCTTTATTTATATATTTTATATTTTTATTGGCAGCCATTATACGAACGTTATTTCTACTTGATCTGTTACTCCAGTATTGATAATACTATATGTTAATTGTACGTTAATTTCATTAACATCTGGATATTCTAGTATATCTAGTTTTTCTACTCTTATATTAGTAAAATATTGACTAATTAATTGTTGAATATCTTGTTTTAAAAAATCTAAATTACCAGATGTTATTTGTTCAAAAATAAATGCTCTTAAGTTGGCACCAAAATTATTATTTAAATATCTTTCGGTTTTATTAGTTAAGAAAAAATTTAATAAGTTATTTCGAATAGCATCTTTGGTAGCGTAAGTTGAAAAAAATACAGAAGGTGCATTAAAAGGAATAGATATTCCTACTGCGGTTCCGGGTCTTTGATCTATAGGAAATATTTTTTTCGCGCCAAATGCCATTATCTTTTAGTTAAATTCATTATTTGATCTAAACTTAATTGCCCATCAGGTAAAGCTCCATTTACTGGGTCTATAGGTCCTTGCATTTTAAATTCTCCTTCTAATCCAGATTTTGGTCCTTGAGCCATTTCTCCTAAAATATCCATATATGCTTTTTTAGTATCAATTGGAGATCTAGGTGGTAAAGAATTAGTATTAAAATTTAAAGTACGAGTTTCAGAATCAAAAGATTCTCTTATAGGCTGTTTATTTGATCTAACTGCTTCTAAAAGAAGATCTTTCATTTCTTCTTGAATTGCTTCACGGACTGCTTCTTTAATAAGTTTTTTAAAAATATCTGTTTTCATTTGTTATAAATATTTAATCAATAGGCTTTTAAATTACTTCTATCGATAATTAGTTTAAGTTCTGCAATTAATACTTGAGTGGAAGTTGTAAATGAGAGGGGTGTTTGTAGTAATATAATACCTTGAGGATTCCTAGCCACGGCTTTTATTCTTTTTACAGTAGGAGAAAATTGTTCTTCAACAATATCTAAATTAAATCCATTATATACTTGTGCAACTGTTGGAACATCGGCGACTTGAGTATATTGTTGTTCTACTGCATTAAGATAGTCATTAGTAGGTATTAGTGGTGTTGAGGAATCTGACCCTCCTGCTTCACATCCTGTTAAATAATTATCTATAGTTTTTAATAAATTTAATAATTTAAATAAAATTTCATTAGTATAATTTAAAGCGTCAGAAATAGAAGATATAGCATTTTTAGCTGTTTGTACTTGTGGATCTAATAAATTTAATAAATCTCCTAAAACATTGATAGCGGCAGGAGCGGCTCCAGGGGTAAGGGGTAGAAAACCTAAAGCTACATTAGCTGCAGTACGTGCAATTTTAGTAGCATCTAATATTGTAGAAGTTGTTGTAACAACTGTATTTAGTATGTCTATGGGTTTACTTAATAATTCAATTGTTCTGGTTGTAGAATTTATCTTGTCAACCATATTATTTCTCAACTGTATTATTTTTTGTAATTCATCTGTCGTTAAACAAGTACCAGGCATCACCATATTAGGCTGTCCTATATTTTGAATTCCTGCTTTATCTGCTATTTGAATAACAGTAGGAACAAGTTGTTGAATTAAGGCTTGACCCTTTTCAGCAATTAATACAGGTAATTGATCTGCTCCTAACATTATTTAAAGAGATTTTATTAAATTAGTTTGATTTTGAATTGATGCTTTTTGTTGAGATACTAATTTTGTTTTAGCATTGATAAGAGTAGCTGATTGATTTATAGATACATCTGAACCTATTATATCCCAATTTTTTGGAAGATTTTGGGTTTGTAATTTTTCTTTATGAATTACAGGGTCATATAGAACAAGATAATTAGCTATAGGACTTTTAGTTTGGGGAGAAGAACTTACTTCCTGTTCATCTTTTTCTTTTAAAACATATCTTTTATTACCCCAAATTACTGGAATAAAACTTTGTGGGTCTTTATTTAATCCCCCATCTGTAATATCAACAAAAATTGATACACGAGGATAAAGCATCTGGGCGGTTTGAGTACCTAACCAACCATCTACCTGAATATTAGGATCTGTAATTTTGGTAAATGTTTGTATTGCATATATATCATCTCGTGTGAGAGGATTATTTGCTCCTCGTAATGGATTAACATTACCAAATTCTGCCCAGTTTGAGGTATCTTTATTGGTATTAAATTCTTCTATAAGTTTAGTACTTATATCTTTTCTTCCCTGTTCAGAATTTAATGAAGTATCAATTTTTTTTGTTTGAAGAAATAGATAAAAAAATATCCATTTATCTGCAACACTTCCTATTGGTTTTCCTCCAACCCGTTGGATATCAAGAGGATTTGGATTAAGCACAACAGGAGCAGTAAGATCTACACCGGTAATACTACCATATTGATAACTTTTTATATCTGCTGATGAACCAGTAGGAGGAGTTGTAGCCATTATACTGTAAAATTACGTTTTGAAGTTATAGTACAAGTTTCAGGGGTAGAACCTAATTGTTTTTCTAATGCTATTAGTTGAGTAGATAATGTTACTGCTGCTAAATTTAATGATGGTATAGATAATGGACTTCCGGGTACTGCAGGTGTAGTTTGAGCAGTTTTTAAGGTATTTGATAATTTTTTTAAAGCCTTAATTAAATCCCTTAATAAATTAACAGTTGTATCTCCAAGTAATAAAGGTTCTTTTGCTAAATCTTCTTTACCTAAAAATATTTGATCGGCTTGAGTAATAAATTTTTTAG